GACTTCGCCTATTATTGGAGTTCTAAGCAAGGACCAAATAGGATTAAGGGCGGAGATTTCTTATACGGTAAAAGAGGTGTACCCGGTTCAGCCGACCCAGACACTATAGACGAAATCTTTACTGCTCCGGGTGAGACAGAATTTGACAACGCTTTTTGCCAGGTGTACAACCCAAATAGCAAGGCGCGGTTTGGCCACTACAGCCCAATAAGGAACGGCACAGCACACCGCTTAAATTGGGAAGTAGTTAGCATTCCTTTCTCCACGGGTGAGGGCTCATCGACCGGTGACAGAAATGATGCAATACGGAGAGCTAGGGCAAAACGAGTAAAAATCAGCGGTATAAATGCGGCTCAACTTGCAAGCGACGGCTTTAATGACGCTGCTGGTCAGCCAGGGGTAGGCAGAGGCTATGGAACGCAGATGGGTTTAATTTCGATACAAAGACAGGGACAGGCAGAAGAGCTATTTGAAGACAAGCAAGCACGTATTAACATTGAACTAGGTGACATAGTTACATTCAGGCTTAGTAGTACTGACCCACTTACTCTAGACAAAAACGACCCAGTTTTTAATACTACGGATACTCAAGGCGACACTATAATAAATGGAAACCCTGAAGACTACGGAATAAGCTATACAGATGTGAAATCTGCTGTTGATGATTTACGCATACAGGCAGATGAAGCGATGGTATTAGGCTCCCGGTGGATTATTGGTAACGTAGGTTTTATTGTTGTATCAAGAACGCAAAATATATGGAGCCAAGGTAACACTGTTGATGTAAAGCTGGAATGTAACAACACATTAGGTGAAAAAGAGATAGGTATTGCTGGCACTAGGGCAGTACAAGATTTATTGGGCGGTTACGAAGGCCCATGGCCCGAGTTTTTACGTGGTCCGAGGCCATCAAATATAAATGAAGGCGGGTTTAGTATTAACAAACACTGCGGTGCAGCCTTCTGGAACATTTGTAAATACGATGTTGCGTCTGTGCGGATGATCAGGGCTGCAGACACAGTTGAAGTAGGAATCAAGAGTACCGTATTTAACCAAGCTAACGGATTGTGTAATTTCAACGGTTTGCTAACACCAAAAGAAACTTGGAAGAGAGACAAAGACGATATTCAATTAAATACGCCTGTTTTATCAAGGTACTTTCAAAGAACGTCTTGCTTCAGTATTTGGATACGAGAGATACCTGACTACGAGCCAGTTGATGGTGACGAAGGTGCAAATCCCAAGCCGTGGTCAAGGATACCACAAGTTTTTTGCGTCAGCGGTAACACACCCCAGCCTTTATTTAACTACATTAGATTGCGGCCAAGGGGTTTACCGGGACCAAAGAAAAGATACGAGTTTAGGTTTACACCCAGAACAGGTTCAGACATAGTTCAAAACGGGCTAGATGGTGCAATATATTTTAGACTTAACGCTCAAAGCGGTAATGTTATTGGTGAAGATTTTCAGACCTCTTACGGACCAGTAAGGGTTACATTTACCGGTGACAGGGTAAAAAGAGAGGCAATTTTATTAAACAGCGAATTAACCACAGCAGCTGGGGCGGACACTGAAGCTGGAAGCGTAGAGGAAGAGGTACCTGTACTTGTACCGACAAACATACGACTTGTAAATGTTATAGGAAGCCAAAATTTTGCAATAAATGCGTGGCTTACTGAAGTCATCGGTAGAAACCCTAGATTTTCCGGTGAAATAGGCAGAGGAACAGTCCTGTTTACAAAAACCAGGACTAACAACTCTCCAGGCTTTATAGAGATTAGAGTTACCGCCACTGCTGGAACGCAAACCGGATCCTTACACCAGGAGTATTATGGAACTAGGTTAAACTGGTCTAACGCTATAACACCTGTTTTTGACGTAATACAGGGACCGAACACAGGGGGACTGTGGACCGGAGTAGGTGAAGGTTTTAGCGTTACAAAATTTATAAGCTCATCTAACCGCTACAGAAACGTACAAAGTCAAGTTACCTTCTCTTTTGACATTAGTGCTGTAGGGACGATTACCCAGTCAATTACTGTAACTCAACCCTCTACTAGTATTGGCTTTGAAGAAAGACTTTTTGAAGAAAGCAGCCAAGTTTCTGACTGCAGCCATTATCTAGAACTTACAAAGTCAAATTCAGACTCACCGGAGCATGAAATTGTCTATGTAAATGAAAGTGTACGCGAGCAGACCGTTCCTCAATACGAAGACCTTTCAATGCTAGGTTTGTGTGTAAAAGCTGGAAACAATTTTTCCAGCGTTGAGCAACCCCGAATATGGTTAGATAAAGGCATTAGTGTAGAAAGGCTAGAGCCGGATATAAGCAATACATTCGGCCCAAGCAATATATTTTCAGACCTGCTTTATTACCTGCTTACAAACGAAAAACAAGGTGTTGGTACGAGCGTTTCTTCGGAGCTTGTTGACAGGAATAGTTTTGCGGAGACTGCAAAGTACCTAGTAAAAAACCGTATATTTTGGACAGGGGTTATAGAGGCCGAAACAAACCTAAGGTCTTTTGCGGTGGAAAACGCTGGTAAATGTTTATGTAATTTTACAATTAAAAACGGGGTGTTTGGTGTGATGCCTGCTTTACCTGTCGAACAAGACGGAAGCATAAGTTTAAACAGGTTAGTTCCTAGTCAAATTTTTTCTGCCGGTAATATTTTAGAGAATTCCCTGCAGGTTTCCTTTATTGATGGCAACGAAAGAATAGCAAAGGGTATATCTGTACGCTGGCGCGATTTAAAACCCTATGAACTGCCTGAAGAAAGAACCGCAATTATCTACGAGAATATTGGTGGTGCAGGCGAGCCCAGCATTATAGAAGACTTGGACCTTACGCAATTCTGCGACAACAGAGACCAAGCACTTAAAACTGCCCGCTTCATACTGGCTTCTTCCCGACTGGTAAGCAAAACAATATCGTTTGAAACAACTCCAGACGTTTTACTAATCCAACCTGGAAGTTATATACAAGTATTGGTAGAGGAGGTTGATTTTAGTGCAGGTTTAAACGTAATGATAAACCCTGACCTATCCATAAAGTCTGTAAATCCCGTACCAAACGGTACATACGACGCAACTGTACTTTTGTCTGGATCAAACGAAATCCAGACTCGTAGTGTTGCAGTACTCGACAACTCGGTAACAGATCCATCTTTAGCTGGAGCGTTGATTAGCTTCCCTAGCCTGACACCTAATGAGGACATCTACCAAGTGCAGGAGCTAACATTAAGTGAAGACGGCATTGTCAGCGTGACTGCGGTGGTTGTTCCAACTAATATTGATGGGGTATCCCGCGTCGCAAGTTTGGTTGAACAAGTCAACCCAGACTCCTTTGTAGTAATAGAGTAATGGCATTTCCCAGTTTAGTTCCATCAGCACGCTCTTTTGCCCAAGGGGACTTTGCCAACAGAAAGTACAACGCTATTTCAGGCCAGGAAACCCGCATCCGCTACGGCGATAAAAAATACGGTGCTACTTTAAACCTTACTTATCAAAACCTCAGCGACGCCCAAGCAAATCTATTCTTAGAGCACTACACAGAAGTGCTTGGAACGTTTAAAAGCTTTACACTGCCCGCAGCCACAACAGAAGGCTGGTCAAGCGCGAATTACATACCTGACAGTTCAGAGCTAAGATGGCGGTACGAGGCTGCTCCAACTTTAACTAACAACAGGCCCGGTGTTTCTAGTATTTCGTTGCAGCTGAGGGGTGTGATCTGATGGCTTTCTACACAGGCACTGATGGAAGACTGATTATTGACAATGTAACTGCAGCAAAAGTAATTAACTGGTCTTTTACGTCTAGTTTGCAAGTGCTGGAGACAACCACACTTTCAGACTTTGATCGTACAGCAGTGCCAGGCATTAGGTCTTCCTCTGGTTCGTGCTCATTATTTTACTACGATGCCGACCCAACCAGCACATCTACGAATAGCGCAAGTAAACTATTAAACAAGATAATCAAAGCTGGGGGGTCTAATGCCCAAGGAGCAGAAACAGAAAAAGTACGTTTAGAGCTTCGTGTAGTTACAGGCGGCTCTACCAGAAGCGTTGTTGGTGATGTTTGGATTACTAGTGCAAACATGACAATGGCTGTAGGAGAAGTACTGTCTTGTAACATCACCTTTGAGTTTGATGGGGCACCTACATCCGTACTGATATGAGCATTTATTTAGGCGCAGAAGGTTACGTACAGCTAAGAAGAACATCTGAGAACGATGAATACGTAAGGAGCGTATTAACTCCTACTGCCGTAAACGTTTCGGAGCGCAGGTTTAGCTTTAGCTCTGCCTCAGGGGCTTTTATAACAGGGGATAGGATAGAGCTTGGCACGCAAGATCGTAGTAATCTTGTATTAGTTCAAAACCACAGCTTTCCTGACGGTTTATTTTACATTAACGTAGACGACGCAGGCGGTATCCGTCTTTTTGATACGTTTGAAAAAGCAGTAAACGGCAAAGTAAACGACGCTTTACCTTTAGAAAGAGACACAGGCGATCAACAAATACAGGCCAAAACAAGAGACCCAGACCAAAACTTCCTTGCCCAAGTCTACAGATACGAAGTCACAACAAATAGAGAGTCAATAGATGTAACTGATCTAGGTGAAAATTTTAGAAAAAATTATTCAAATGGGATGATCAGCGGCCAAGGAACTCTTTCCTGTTTTTGGGAGTATAAAAATAAGTTAGGCGACAGCCAAGTAGGTGCTAGGGACGAAGTACCCAACTACATGGCTAAGCTTCTTCTTAGACTAAAACAAGGCAGTGTTTTTGATGGACGTTTTGTTATTTTTGATGAC